CTTGATTTAAAGAATTATTCTCCATAATGTTGAACTATAAACGCCCTCATAACTCTTACTCCATGCTCCGTTATCCCATTTATACTGTGTACTCGTATATGAATTAGTTATGTATATAATACTAGTAACTGTCGCAGAACTGAATATAACATTCCAGTTACTACCATTCCACTCTATAATGTCATTGGCAAATGCTTGAAAATCTGTATGATCGGAATTTTGCCATGCAACCGGTCCTTGATATCCTGTGTGTCCAAATAGCGGATTGTTATTGATATCTTCTAATATCAAATATCTTGTGTTTATTGTGACTGTTCCAGGATTAAAATTTTCAGGATTAACTACAGCATCGACTGTTCCTCTACCTGCAATAATTGTATTACTTGGTACAGTGTCGGTGTTTATGTTCAATCTCATAGCAAAATCATCACTAGGATCTAAACTCATATAAGCAATTATTTCATTGCCTCCCGATTGAGCAAATCTTAATTCACTTAACCCTGCTCTAAATTTTCCAGGATATAAATCTAATACTTTATGCCACGATGCTGTATTTTTTGGTGCTGTAATATCAATGTTTTCACCAACACCATTACTGTGTATTAGCCTTGCAGTATTGTTTAAAACTAATAAATCATAATTTCCAGGAGTTATTGTAATTGTTGCATCTGGAGAAACATTTGAAAATACATCAGAAGCATCTTGTACATTATATAGACTAGAAATTGTTCCTTGTGCATTACCTGAAAATATATTAGATATAATTTTAGTAATAACTCCTAATTTTTTTACTTTGGCAGGAGGAGTAATCCATACAGGCGTATCAAATGTCATAGTCATGATATCTATATCTTCTGTAACTCCTTGGGGAATTTGACGACTAGTCCAGTTCACATCATCTAATCTAACAGTACTTAGACTTGTCCAATCAAGATAATTATCTGTAGTTTGTATTTCAAAACTTGGAGTAAAGAAAATTGCTATTTGTTCAAATATTTGTAATTTTTGATCGTTACTAGTAGTCCATATATCTGCATTTAACGTTAATTTATACGGACTTGGCATAATACGTTCAATGGTATAGTTATTGCCTTTGGTATTTAAGTATTGTTGATGCTCAATGTCTCTTTCTATTATATTAATTTTACTAATAAAAGTTGGATCTTGTAATCGTTCTCTATCAAATTCTAATTCTTTGATATAGCAAGAAATAAATGGAGCACTAGGAATTGTGTTCTCACTATTCTTTTTTAGTATTTGTCCAACTTGTCTAGTCATATCTCCATAACGAACAGGCACCTGTACTAAATTACCTTTGGCATCTTTGTAGGCAAAATTACTAAGTATTTGAATAAATTGTGACAAATATCTACGTATTTGCCCATCATAAAAGTAGTCCGATTTAGTACAGTCGGTGTTAAACCGCTGCCTCCGTGTTTAATTTGTAAATAACCATATTATAAATCTGCCCTTGGTTTTAATACTTGACTTAGTGCCTGTCGTTCTCGAACAACTACACCAGAAATTGTACCAGTTGTTGTATTATTGACAAAACTAGTTTTTAACTTTCTTCTTACCAATAATGGATTATCTGTTTGTGATTCTCCCATCATACTGGTGGTCATTCTTACATTATCTTCGTATTTGATCCAATGTACCCCATCGTATCTAAATAACCTATTAGGCAAATAATCGGTTCTTAAGAAAAAATCACCAAGTGCTGGAGTTGCAGGAAATATAATACCAAATCCATAAGGAATACCATTTGGTGGAAGTCCATCACCTGTTAAATATCCGATATAATAATTTTTACCAGGAGTATTTAATACAGCCGATGCATCTAAATATGATGATTCTGACGTAACATCGGTATTATCAATTGTAGCATCAGCTACGGATAATAATCCTGTTCCGGTATTACTAACTGGTACAATGTAAAATTGCTCAGTTTTATATCCACTCTTTTCAACATCCGCTTGTGCCTGTTGAATAATTTGATTATTAATTTCTATATTTTTCTTATATGATGATATTAAATCACGTAATGTACTACCATCTTCTGCTCCAGAATCTGCATCAAGAATTTCTTTAAATTCCTGACTATCAACTAGTGGTGAACATTTTGCTCTAACTAAATGTGGATACCAAGTTTGGCTATATCCACTGGCAGGGCGTGTAACCTCTGAAACAACATAGAATCTTCTTAGTGCTACAAGACTATCATCTAATGCATATTCATCTTTTTGATGTGGCAATTCTATAACATCGCCTGCCATAATTTTTCTACCTAATGCATCAAAACTGCTACGTAAGTGAAAATTAATCATAATGTTGTCATTCTGAAGAAATAATCCAAATTGACTCAAATTAAAATCTAAGTCTTGCATGGTATATATGCCACGAATAACGTAAACATCTGGAGCATAATGTCTATCTCTGTTTTCCATAAACAACAAATCTTGTATTCCTAATTCTGGAATAGGATTGGAATTATTAGGTTGTGTAGGAGTACTGTTTCCTTCTTCGGGATTAACGGGGCCGAGATATTTGTGTATATAAACATCTGTACCGCCGACTTGGAATTCTTCGTTAATTACACGATCTATAAATCTAAAATCATTGCCCTTTTCGGGCTTGTACATGGAAAGTTTTGGCATAGTATTGTATTTATAGGTAAATATTGTTATGACTGAAAACGAAAACGAACGCCAACAAATTGTAGAATACGTCAAATCCATGTTAGGTAGTGGCATGGTTGATGTAGAACTAGACCCTGTACATTACAGCACAGCAATTAACAGGGCATTGGCTAAATTTCGCCAACGCAGTAGTAATGCAGTAGAAGAAAGTTTTGGATTCTTAACACTCGACGTGGATCAAAATGAGTATATGCTTCCACAAGAAGTTACCAATGTTCGACAGATTTTCCGTCGTAGCGTTGGCAGTAGATCAGGAGGCGGTCAAGGCGGCTCAGTATACGAACCATTTAATCTAGCATATTCTAACACTTATTTGTTAACTAGTACAAATATGGGAGGATTAGCAACTTATTACGCATTTGCCAGCTATCAAAAATTAGTAGGTAAAATGTTTGGTAGCGAAATTAACTTTACATTTAACAAAACTACTAAAAAACTTACTATTATGCAACGTCCACGAGCCGAAGAAGAAGTCATGTTGTGGTTATATAACTATCGCCCAGACTTTAATCTCATGCAAGATCAGTTTGCAGGACAGTGGTTAAAAGATTATTCATTAGCAACTTGTAAACTTATGCTAGGTGAAGCACGTGAAAAGTTTGCCAGTATTGCTGCACCATCGGGCACCACACAATTAAATGGTGCAGCTCTCAAAGGTGAAGGTAAAGCTGAAATTGAAACCCTTGAACTTGATTTAGTAAATTACAAAGACGGGGGCACACCGCTTACTTTTGTAATTGGCTAATAAATTATTGACAAATTAATATAATTGTAATATATTATAGTATCACTTGAGGATGTTATGATCATTGGTTTTGTAGGTTTAATTGGCTCTGGAAAAGACACCGCCGCTGATTATTTGGTTAATTTTCACGGATTTAGAAGAGATAGTTTTGCTGGCACATTAAAAGATGCTGTAGCAGCCGTGTTTGGTTGGGATCGTACATTACTCGAAGGCCGTACAAAAGAAGCCCGAGAATGGCGAGAACAAGTGGATCCGTGGTGGGCAGAACGTTTAGACATGCCCAATCTAACACCAAGGTGGATTCTTCAATGGTGGGGTACAGAAGTTTGCCGTAAAGCATTTCATAATGATATTTGGATTGCTAGTTTAGAGCATAAACTATTAACCAGTAACGATGACATTGTTATTAGTGATGTACGCTTTCCTAATGAAATTGCTGCTATTCATAAAGCAGGAGGACTTGTGATACGTATTAAGCGTGGTGATGATCCCAACTGGATTTCTGCTGCAAAATCATTTAATAGTGGACCAAACGGTAATACAACTTGGGCACTTAGTAGGCAAAAACTAGAAAAATCAAAAATACACGCCAGTGAATATTCTTGGGTAGGCGGTGAAATTGATCACATAGTATCCAATGATAGTACCATTGATTCATTATTTGAACAACTTAGAAATCTGGTCGAAGATCTCCCTGCCGCCAAGGAAGTTTAAGTTTGTGTAGTATGCGTTGACAATTAGCGCATACTGTCTTAAGATTAGTATATCTACAATTTGTTATATTGCCATCGATGTAGAATACGTTAAACTGATCAGGGTATTTAGATGTAAAACCACATTTATCACATGTGGTTTTCTTTTTATATCCTGCTTTTTCCCACAAAGGTATACCATCTTTACGTTGACTTGCACAATGGTCACACTTAGATCTATAGAAGGCTTTACCTAATTTATAATAGTTAATTGCCACAGGTCGTTTACCACATTCTTTGCATAAATCTCTCATTCTGCGCCCTTTTTGCTGCCCTTTTCACTAGTATTTAACCCCTTGTTTTTTCTTATACTAGGTAAATAATTCAAGTAATCCAATTAGGAGAAATTACATATGGCAACATTGAATTCACCGGGCGTATTAGTAACAGTAATTGATGAGAGTTTTTATACTCCAGCGGCACCAGGAACTGTGCCTTTATTATTTGTAACATCTAGCCAAGACAAAAAAAATGCAGGCGGCACTATTGCAGCCGGAACTACAGCAGCAAATGCTGGTAAATTATGGTTAATGACCAGTCAGCGTGATCTAGCTGATACATTCGGTGTACCACACTTTTATACAGATGCTGGTGGTAACGCATTACATGGCAATGAGTTAAATGAATATGGTCTACAAGCAGCCTATAGTTTACTTGGTGTTAGTAGCAGAGCATATATTATTAGAGCCGATGTTAATACAGCAGATTTAATTCCAACATCTAGCATGCCACACGGTAATCCAGAAGCCGGACAATATTGGATTGACACCAATGATAGCAAATATGGTATTAAAGAATGGAATCAAACTAAACAAATATTTGTTGATAAAACTCCTATCATATTAAATGACAATTCTGATGCAGGAAGTTTTAGTGCTGGAAAACCAAACATTACTATTGGAACTGTCGGAGATTATTGCTTGATCATTACTAAAGATAATACCAATAGATTGTTTTATAAGACTAGTGGAGTATTATGGGATGTTGTTCTTAATGCATCAAAAAATCTTGTAATGAGTCCCCATTATCAAGTTCCTAATTGGACCGGTGCTACTGCTGATAAGAGCGTATGGATTGTAACAACTACAGCTAATAATGGTGCTAACTGGAGTGTAAAACGTTTTAACAGGGCATCTCAGGGTTGGGATAAACTAACAACACCAATTTATGACAAAGTATTAGAGGCTACAGCAGGATTAGATTCAACAGGCGGATCGGCAATTCCCGTAGGATCTGTTTTTGTTGAAACTAATTACGACAATAATGCAAACAATCCAATAGCAAACTTTAAAGCCTGGAGACGTGCAAATACAGGAGCAACTACTGTAACTAGTAGCCAAAGTCCTAAATCTGGAGCAGGTACTTATAGTTTTGTAATTAAAGAAACAACAGCAGGATCTACATCGTGGTCTGGTGCTACTAATACAGGTACTTTAATAACTATTACAGGTGGAACAACAACTACCAGTCTTGCATCTTTAGTTCCGGGATTTTTATCAGCAGCAGGACTTACTAATATTATTTCCTCCTACAATGCTACAAGTGATTCTATATCAATTTCACATAAGTCAGGTGGCGATTTTGAAATGACTGACGGCACCGCTACTCCATTGGCTGCACTTGGATTTGTTGCAGGAACTACTGATAATCTATATGTTCCTGCACCTGGAGATAGTCCTGCTGCTTTTCTTGCTACAAATTGGGCACCATTGAGTTATATTGCATCTGATGATGCACCATATAACACTCCGGCTGACGGAACATTATGGTACAATTCAATTGTTGACGAAGTTGATATTATGTATCACAACGGCACAACCTGGGTTGGTTATCATGATGCTAGTGCATTTCCTAACACAAGTCCAGATGGTCCAATTGTAAGTGCGACCGAGCCTGCAAAAACTAATGGACAAAGTGACGGAACCGCATTAGTAAATGGTGATATTTGGATTTCTACCGCAGATATGGATCGCTATGGTAAAGACATTTATGTTTATAGTATCACCGCTGGTTGGATTAAACAAGATGTAACAGATCAATCAAGCTCTAATGGTTGGTTATTTGCAGATGCACGTTGGAGTGGTGCTGGCGACGATGTGGAACCTGATCCTATACGAAAATTATTAACATATAATTATTTAGATCCAGATGCACCCGATCCTGCTATCTATCCAAGAGGTATGCGTTTGTTTAATACTCGTCGTAGTGGATTTAATGTTAAAGAATACATGACTGGATATATTGATATATACGCCAACAATGGCAGAAATAAACGTTATCCGAGAGTAACTGGCGAACTGTTAGATGCATATAACATAGATCGTTGGGTATCACGACATAATGTGGCCGAGGATGGGTCTGGTGTATTCGGACGTCATGCACAGCGAGCACAAATTGTTGCGGCATTAAAATCTACAATTGATACAAATTCAATTATTAGAGAT